ATCATGCACTTTGCATGTGGTCATAAAGCTTTTAGGAATATGGAACTCTATGTTTTCTTGGTTTCTACAAAAAGAAGCAATCCATTGATAAAGCATATAATCCCAATCCATATATTTATCTTTCATAGGAGGCTTTCTAGTCATCCGACCATGATTACCAACTACACATGGGACTTTGATTTTTGTAAAATGTGGGGCTAAGTACATCAAAGCTTGTCCTATAATACTAGCTCCTCTAATCATTTGGTCCATACAGTTAGCCATATTAGACCTAGCTAACTCATCATGAATATCTCCACTAATCATATCACCTAACATAGGTATAATTAGTTCATCTACTGGGGCTATCTGTCTTCTATAAGATGCGTGTTTTAGTATTTGATTAGCCCAACCATACATACGTTTATTAAATACATCCAAGTTATATTCATTCAGTCCTCTCATCTGGTCTTTATACACTTGTTCACCTACATGTGTATCAGATAAAGGAGTAACCATAACTTGCGCTTGATGCCCAAATGGGGGTGTGTCTGAATTATTTAAATGTTTTAAGGGGACCGCTGGAAATGCTTTTGTATGTTCTTGTATGGTTTCAATAATAAGGTCTTTTTTAGTAGTATCCTTTAAAGACGTTTGATAAAGCTTTTTATAAAAATCAGCTTCGCTTTTATGTGTAGCTATCTTTTTATCTAGTCTAACTCTTTCAGAAACATTATCTCCTAGAAGTAAGACCTCGTCCTCTTGTTCTGAATGTTCTTTGTCGTACCACCGCTGAATTGTTATGCGGTGCGCTTCCACTCCGTGCTCTTCCAGTAACCATTTGCTGATTGCTGTCCACGTCGCCCCTAAGCGCCTTCTTTTTATTATCTCGGATTTTACCTTCTCGGGTATCGTACTCAAACTCTACTCTCCTTACTAATCTTTTGCCGCAAGTTATGCACTGTAAATCATCATCTTCATTTACAAACATGTGTCCAGTGCACTTAGGACATAGTTTAGCATATAATGATTTATTTTTCAACTTTACCTACTTAAATGGAATGTCTTCGGTTTCCTCGTCTAACTCTCGAACTTCTTGAGNCTCTTTGTCTTTTGAGCCTCCCGCAGCTAAAGAGTCGTATTCATTAGAACCCCATCTTTTTTTATAATCTATTCTTGGAATTTGTCGGTTTATAGAGTCTCCGCTAGAAAATACGGTAGCTCTATTTTTATATTCTTTTTCTACCCAAGCAATAAAATCAACTATTTCACTTTTTTCCATTGCTTTTCTTTCTGGGGAATTGTTTGTAACAAAATCAGATAATTTGTCTATACCGGTTTTTTTCCTACGTTTCTTTCTCTTCCCACCGCCACCATACGTAGGGGTAAAAAAGCCAGAGTCTGAAGATACTGCAACTGTGCCTCCACCGAAAGAGCCACCACCGTTGCCTCCGCCATTACCTCCGCCTCCATTTCCACCTTCTTTAGAAATAGATTTTTCATATTCACCATGCCATTGAAAATCAACTGCTTTTTTATCTTGCATCAATTTAGTAGCATAGGCAATAGCATCTCTTAGACCATCATCGTCATAAGAGAATTTCTTACCATTTACTTGTCCTTTATTAAGTTTGGTCATCGTCTATATCAATTTTTGTTGGTTCCGTTGCTTTGGGACCTTTTTGTTTATTTCTACTAAATCTAGTGGCATCACCAAACATAGCCTTTTCAATATTTACTATATTGCTACCTGATAGGTTAGCTACATAGTCTGTGTTACTATCTACAAACCATATCTTAGTCATATCTGGAGACACTTCTTTTATTATAGGCATAACGAACCCTTTTTCATTTAAAGATTCAACCCAGTTTTTAGATAAGTATATATTTTTTGACCGCGCTTCCGCCCACTCGTCAATATCTCTTTCTTCGTCTGGTGATTTATCATGCCAGTCTGGTGTTACACCACCAGTTCTTCCTTTAAACTTTCTTTGTGAAGGTGGCTTGTAAGCTTTTTCCATAGCTTGTATTGGCTCCCCTTCAGCAGGCTCACCCTCATTAGCTTCGCTTTGAATTTCTTCTTGCATTTGTTCCTGTTGAGCAGCCATTTCTTCTTGTTGAACCATTTGTTGTTGCATTTGCGCAAGATTCAAAGCTTGTTGTTCTGCTTGCATTCTTGCTAACTGCACAGGTTTACCGCTNATCGTAAACTCAGCCTCATATAAATCAACATCTTGTTCTTTTAATTCTATATCAAACCCAAGTTGAGCAAATTGATTTGCTATTGCTATTCTTTGTTGCGCTAATGCAAGTCTAGTAGTATCAGCTTTTTCTTCTGGTTGAGGTAACTCAAGTTTGTAACCTTCTATACCAAAAGCTTTTAATAGTTTAGGAAAAACTTTTTCTTGAAATAATCTCTGGTCCCCTTCAACCACTCGACTTATAACTACTAGTTGTTGAGTTTGCGTGGATAAACCACCGAAAGCTTCAGGAGCATCCTGCCAAGCAGGGGTAACACCCCACATAGCAGCTACACGTTCTCGTATCTCGTCTCTTACAGGTAAATAATCCATTTCATTTAATGTATGAAATAGTCTTACCATGTCTACTCGACCTCTTTGGTTTCGAGCAGATACAGCTACCATAGGTATATAGTTTGGGTCCATTCTAGTTTGCGCCGCAATGTGTTCTCGTTCTCTACGTAATGACTCTGGGTCATCAGTAGTTACCATCAACATACTTGCCGGCATTTTTCTCTCATAAAAATACCTATATAAGTTCTTATCCATACCTACTAGCGTCAAAGCTTTTTCAAAAATAGTAAGTAATGGTGACCACCCATATGTTTCAGATGGTGAGAATTTAGATAAATGAATTACTTCATCGTCTGTAAAATATAAGTGAGAGTTTCGATGATAATATTTGTACATTGCGGGTATTCTTTCTACACCTTTTTCAGACTTACCCGGTTCTTCAGCTACATCAGTTCTCTCAATTGGGCATATCCAATGTGCATTTTTAGGTAACCCTGCTTGGTCTAAATCAAACTCTACTAGCGCTGGGTTTAATCTTCTTATTTCCCTAAGACGAGATGTAATCTTTCCATCGCCTTCATCCTTGTACTCTTTTGCTAAATAAATAAACGCATCATCTAGAGTATTTAAATCGTGGTGGAATTGTCTAAGTACCTCTTCCATACTTTGGTCAAATAAATTACAGTCTGCTAACCACGTATTCAGTCTTTTTCTTTCTTCTGGGTCCGGATTTTCAGTTGCAGGGTGAATTTGTATCCCTCTTCTAAATACCTCACTTGTAATATGAGACACAGGACCCCTGATTTCTTCGACTGACATTGCAATAGTTTGTAAGTCTTGTACAAGCTGTTGCCTGTAGGCCATTTGGTGACGTACCCATGTATTAACAATTTGGTCAAGCCCTATAGTAGGCGCAGCACCAGTGTCACCAGTAGACTTCATAACTTCAAGCAAACTTATTTGTTTATTTAAATCCGCCATTTGCTGTTGCATTTGGGGAACTTGAGGCATATATTCGGATAATTTCATTATTAATCCCTACTTAGTTTAGTCATATCCTGCATGGATACCAATTTTAGTATGTTATCCATAGCTTTTTCTTTTAACTCAAACTCTTCAGAATGAGAAGCTTTTATTTCAACCTCTTGTTTTTCCGAAGTAAGTTTTTTTATTTTGTCCTCTAACTCTTCTATCCTTCTGTTTTTATCAGATATCTCATCTTCTAGTTCAGCTGTGTCAAAATCAGAAGATATGTTTACATTTTCCAATACTCCTTCACTAGCTGCTTCTTTTATCAAAGCAATAAACTGACCTTCTGATAAAACTGTAACTGCAGCGCTGTCATCAGAAACATCATCATCGGCATTCATATTTTTTAGTTCTACATGCCAAGTGTCTAATATTCTCCATGTCCCCGCATCATTTTTCAAGGCTACATACTGCTGTCCTGAATCTGATAACATATTACCAATTACCATAAACTTCTCCTAATTCTTTTCTATCTTTATATTATACTATAATTTTTATATTTATCTTCTACCTGATAATTCTTGACGCAGTTGGTTGTTCTCGTGAACATATTTTTCTTGTAAGTCTGTATACAAGAGAGTCAACTTATCAACTTTTTCAGTTAGAAGTAGTATCTTAGACTTCAATTCTTCTTGACTATCTAAAATACTAGAGATGCCTTTCATCTCTTCTTGATGATTATAAAAAGTATTATCAAATTCTTTACGTTGATTATTGTCCATATTTACCTCCTAGGCAATTAGACAGGCACTCCAACCACAAGTTTTGCACGTCTCACAACCATCGGCAAAAACTACATTAGGTGTATCACAACATTTTATATGAGTTGGTTTATTTATAAGGGCTTCTTCTAGCTCAAAACCATCTAAGGTTGGTTGTTCAGTCTTTTTCTTTATTCCCCTTGACTAAAACCTCTTTCTCACGACTTCCCGCTCTATATACGGTAATACCTTTACAACCTTGTTCCCAAGCTAACATATAAGCATTTTCAACATCTTCTATAGTAGCTGAGTTGGCAAAGTTTATTGTTTTTGATATTCCTGAATCACAAGAATTTTGAAACGCTGATTGCATTAATACATGGTCTTCTGGAGATATGTCTGGCGCTGTAGCATAAACGGACTTAACCCAGTCTGGTACCTCGGGTACGGTGGTTAGAGAACCGCCTTCAGCTAAGTAATCCATCAAATCTTCAGAGTAAAACCCATGTTTTATAGCATCTGCTTCAAAATATTTGTTTATGTAATTTAAAGTTTTACCTTCTAGTATGTTTTGTTTTTTCCAAGCCAATGCAAATGTAGGTTCTATACCACTGGATGTATCAGCTATCATTGAAATGGTTCCTGTTGGAGCAACTGTTAGTCTACAGTGATTGCGGTAGACTTCTGTTTGTTTGTTATAATTACTGTCTTCCCACGCAGGAAAAGCACCTCTGCTTTGCGCTAATTCTTTTGATTCATCATCTGCCCAGTTTCTTACTTTAGACATAACCTCTGCTCCTACTTCTCTAGCAGTGTCAGAGTTATAAGGAATTTTTAATTGTATAAGTAAGTCAGCAAATCCCATTACACCTAAACCAATTTTTCTAGTAGATTTAGTCATTTCTTCAATTTCAGGAGTTGCATATTTGTTAGCATCAATCACGTTGTCTAAAAAGTGAACAGATGTTCTAGTTACCTTTTCTAAACGAGCCCAATCTATTTCCTCTTTCCAGCCAAATGTACTAGCTTTTTTAGCTGCTTTATAAAATCGGGCTAAATTAATAGAGCCTAAGTTACAACTTTCATTACCTAATAGTGGTTGTTCCCCACAAGGATTAGTTGCAATCATCTCTCCATATTGTTCTGATACATGATTGTCTTTGTTTACTTGGTCTAAGAATATCATTCCGGGTTCACCATTTCTCCAAGCGCCATAAACAATCTTAGAAAACACTTCCCTTGCATCAAGGCTTCCAGCTATTGTGTTATCTTTAGGGTTAATTAAATTATATTCACTACCGCTTTGTACGGCTTTCATAAAGTTTGAGTCAACCCCAACGGAAATATTAAAATTATGTATTTCTCCCTCAACCTTTTTACAGTCTATAAATTCTAAAATATTTGGGTGATAGATAGACATAACGGCCATATTGGCCCCATCTCTCTTTCCACCCTGTGTAATCATAGAAGACACTCTTGAAAGTGTTTTTAATACTTCTATAGGACCGCAAGCAATTCCATGGGTAGATTGTATTCTGTCCCCCTTGGGTCTAAGTTTAGATAAAGCAAATCCAGTACCTCCACCAAATTTTTGGACCATTGCTGCATCATGTGCAGCTTTCATTATTCCTTCCATTGAATCTTCTAAAGGTAAAACAAAGCATGCAGATAAAGTGCCCTGCTCAGTTCCGGCGTTCATCAGTGTTGGTGAGTTAGGAATAAACTCTAAATTTGACATTATAGAATAAAAGTCTTTTGAGGTAAGTTCTGCATCAACAGCTAATTTTCCGTAGTCTATATCAATTTTAGAGATAGCTTTTGCTACTCTTTCAAATAGTTTCGTAGAATCCTCTACAACATCCCCCTGTTTATCTTTTAAATAATACCTATGATTTAATATAACTTCAGCTTGGTCAGTAATTACAGGGTTGTTTTTCA